GGTAAACCCATTTATCAAGGTGGACTTGACCCCAAGACCATACAAGCTCAACTAAATTCAGGTGCAGTCAAACCTCAGGACATTGTGGTCATTGGACGTCAAGGTGGACATACCCTTGTTATGGACGACGGCGATCTCACCGGCAACACTGCCCTGGTACGCATACGCACTGCCAAAGGGCATCAAATCACCATGAGTGACGATGGCAACTGTTTCTACATCACACATGCCAATGGACAAAGTTGGGTTGAACTGGGACAGAACGGAACTATAGATCTTTACAGCACTAATTCAGTCAACGTGCGAACCCAAGGCACACTAAATCTGCATGCCGATCAAGACATCAACATGTATGCTGGCGGAAGCATACGACTCAAATCCAAAAATCAACTCAAGCTGGAAGGCACAGCCGGTATCACTATGTTTTCGTCTCAGAGCATCAGCATGTATGGCAAGTCCAAACTGGGTCTACGCAGTGATGGTGTCTTGGCTCTGCAGGGTAAAACCAGTAGCTGGTCCGGTGGCGGCAGTCTAAATCTATCAGCTGGTGTAATCAATCTCAATGGAGCTGCCACACAACCAGTGAGTCCAGTTACAACCATGACTGGCTATTCGTTACCCAACACGGTATTTGAAACCGGCGCAGGCTGGGTCAGTCAAAACGGAACCTTGCCAACCATTGTTACTCGAGCTCCAACTCACGAGCCCTATGCCGGACACAATAGTGGAGTCAATTCAACTACTGATTTGTCGGCCAATGCGGCATCCAGTGTAGCCAGCACCAGCAATGTGACCATTGCTCCGACTACTAGACAGGCACAAGCGCAGGCAGCCTATGCCAGAATCAGTACCAGAGCTGTGCAAAATCCTATTTCTGCAGACAACTATGTGGCTGAACCCACATCGACTGCGACCGTACCAGTGACACAATCAGGACAATAACCATGACTACATTAACCACAGGACAAGTTACTGCACTCACAGCACAGGCCGCTGCGGCAGCCACCTATCCATCGCTGGACAACACTGGATCCTTGTTGCCTGACTGGTATATCAACGACAACGGTGTGGCAGTATATGCCGGTGCCGATGTGGCCACAAGAGGCGTGGGTATCTATGGACAAACACCGGACAACTTGGTCCTGGTTGGTCTGTTGAAATCGGGTGCATTGAGTCTTATAACTCAGCCCAGTATGACCATTACTGTATTGAATACTCCAGCGGCCTGGACCGGAACTTACAATATCAATGTGTTGGCTGACTACTTGAATGCTCCTGATTTACAAAATCAAGTGCAAATAGCTCTATTGGAAGGTGCTCGCCAGGGCCTGCTAGATGCCGGAGTGATTGACGGTACAGAACCAGCCAGATACATTGCTACCTTTTTGCAACCCGCGGTGCGGTATGGTGTTGATGCTGTGGTTGCTTATCTTGAAGGTGCCGCCGATCCCAATTTATCTACAGCTATTGAAATTGCTGGACGTCAAGGGCAGTATGCTATTGATTTTGTTGACACCTACGGTAATGCCTTGGCTGTGGCGCCCACACCAGTGGTTTCTAACAACACCATTGTTAGAACTCAGGTTGATCAGGCCGTGTCAGATGTGGTTGGCAATCCCAAAATTCCGCCCTTGGTCTATGCCAATGTGACTGCGATTGCGTTGGATGTAGCCGCAGCAGCCAACGTAGCGGCCAATATAGCATCCACGTTTGGAAACATAACAATAACAGTTCCGGCCAGCAACAACGACGATGGCACTTTCCGCTTTGCCCCCGGTTCAAATATTGGTTAAATACTAGACTATGCCAACATTCATCGGATTCAACACACAGAATCAATACAAGAAATTTACCTTGTTAGATTCAGAATTGGTCAAACGTGACCTGCTCAATGGACTCAATATTCGTCAGGGGCAGTTGCCTGGACGCCCGCAGTATGGAACCCTGCTGTGGGACAACTTGTTTGAAAGTCAAACCAATGAAACCACCAAGGCCATTGAAGCTGAAATACAGCGTGTGGCCGGTTATGATCCTCGCATACAGATTATCAGCACAGAAATTTTCCCACAGGAAAATGGGATATTGATTCAAATACAATTGGCCATCGTGCCCAGCACTACTGCACAGCAATTGGCTATATTTTTTGATCAACAACAACGTATCGCCAGCTACGTTTAACTACGCCGTTTTTGAATTCCATAAATACAAAAACATAGGACGAACATGGCAGATACTACAAGACAAACAGCGATATTTGGTGTAGAAGATTGGAAGGCAATCTATCAGACCTACCAAGAAGCCAACTTCCAAAGCTACGACTTTGAGACCTTACGAAAAAGTTTTGTAGACTACCTGCGCCTGTATTATCCTGAAACTTTCAACGACTATATTGAAAGTAGTGAATTTATTGCACTCTTGGATGTCATGGCATTCATGGGTCAAAGCCTAGCATTTCGTACCGACCTAAACACACGCGAAAACTATATTGATTCAGCTGAACGGCGTGACAGCGTGGTACGCCTGGCCAACCTGGTCAGCTATACTCCCAAACGCAACATTGAAGCGTCAGGATATCTCAAGGTATTTTCTGTTTCAACCACTGAAGCTGTAACCGACATCAACGGCATTGACTTGGCCAACGTTACAGTAAACTGGGCCGATCCTACCAATTTCAACTGGCAAGAACAGTTTACAGCCATCATCAACGCCAGCTTGGTCAATTCACAACGCATAGGCGTTCCAGGCAACGATCAAGTGATTCTAGGTGTGGATACACAGGAATACAGCATCAATTTGGTACCGGGCTACTTGCCTGTGGTTCCATACACAGCCACCATCGACGGTATCAACATGCCGTTCGAAGCGGTCAATGCCACCTCAGTAGGCGAAACTTACATTTATGAACCACCTCCACAGCCCTTGGGTGTGTTTAACTTGTTGTTCCGCAATGACCAATTGGGCTATGCCAGTGCCAACACTGGATTCTTTTTCTACTTCAAACAGGGCGTCCTACAAAATCAAGACTTCAACCTGGCTGATCGTGTTAGCAATAGAACCGTTGACATCAACATTGAAGGTGTCAACAACGATGACGTATGGTTGTATCAACTGGACAATACTGGAAGCATTACTCAAGTATGGAAACAAGTTCCCAGTGTGTATGGAGCTGCTGCACAACAGACCACGCCCAACTCAAGACCCTTGTTCAGTGTGGCCAGCAGAACCAACGATCAAATCACCTTGAACTTTGGCGATGGTGTGTTCAGCGACATCCCCGTTGGCACTTTCCGTAACTATGTGCGTGCCAGCAACGGCCTGCAATACATCATCAATCCACAAGAAATGCAAGGCATAGCAATTCCCATCAGTTATGTCAGCAGAACTGGACAGTTAGAAACCATTACCTTTACCTGTGGTATCACCACACCGGTCAGCAATGCACAGCCCAGAGAAACCATTGCACAGATCAAGGCCAATGCACCAGCACGCTACTACACACAGAATCGCATGGTCAACGGCGAAGACTACAACAACTTCCCTTACACTGCCTACAACTCCATTTTAAAAAGCAAGGGTGTAAATCGTGCGTCAATTGGTATCAGCCGTTACTTGGATCTAGTTGACAACACAGGCAAATACAGCAGTACCAATACCTTTGCTCAGGACGGCGCCTTGTATCAAAACTACAGCCTGCCAGCGTTCCAGTTCAGCACACAGACCACCAACGAAACCAATGATGTGATCATGAATCAAGTGCAACCCTTGTTGGCAAAAAGTCAAGCACAACAGTTTTACTATGCACAGTTTCCACGTGCTGATCTCACTTCGTTAAATGTCACATGGAATCTCAGTACCACACAGGCCGGTAGCTCCACAGGTTATTTTGTCAACAGCAGTGGCTATCCGGTCAGCATCAACAACACCGGCAGTAGCAACACCAAATTTATCACAGTGGGTAGCCTGGTCAAATTTGCCGCTCCGGCTGGTTATTACTTTGACGCCAACAATAGACTGCAGGTTGGAACTCCTACCGGGCCAGATCAAAAGTTAATCATTTGGTCCAGCCCATTGGAAATATACCTTGATGGAACCAATCAAGGACAAGGCAACTTTGCCAACGGTATTGGCCCGGTTGTGATCAACAACTTTGTGCCCACTGGCGCCATAGCAGTGCAGGTAATTCCAATTTTTGTTACAGAACTACCAACCAGCTTACAAACCAGCATGGCCGAGCAAATTGCTCTCAAACGCAACTTTGGCCTAGGCTACGACAGCCTGGGCACAGTAACTGGCACGCCAGGAACCTGGTATCTCATAACCGCTACCAATCTAGCGGTCAATGCTACCTGGAGCCAGACCTATGCTGGCAACGGATCAGGCGCAGGACTAGATGCTTCGTGGTTTATTGAATTTGTCTACAACACCAGTTTCTACACAGTCAGCTTCCGTGCTTTGGATTACTATTTTGGCAGTGTGTTAGAAACCAGATTCTTTTTTGATTCAGATCAATTGATCTACGACAGCAGAACCGGCACCACCATCTATGACTTTATCAATGTGTTGAAAACCAACAGTCAGCCCAATTCAGCTGCACCTTTGGGCATTGATATTGTGACCAAGATTGTAGGCCAACCCATACAGACCGACGGAGTAGTGGATGACTATCAAATTCTAGTGTCATTTGCTGATCAAAACAACGATGGCATTCCGGCCAATCCTGATTTCTTTACAGAAATTGTTGGACCTATTCCTAATCCCCCTACAGCCAATAGCCCCTGGGTATTCCTACAACAGATTGTAGACTTTGATTATCTACAGCGTTATGTGTTGATTGATTCGGGCATAGTCAACAGTCAGTATGCCACGGAAAGCGCCATACAATTGGTCATGACCGAATACACAGCTGGACAAATTTTTTATGCCTACACCGATGCGGTATTTTATGTGCTGAACATAGATGCCACAACCGGTACAAGATCCTTGTCGGTTACTACAGATTACATTGCGCAGACAGGACGTCAAAATTTGTATTTTCAGTACCGTCACAATGCTCCTTTAAACACACGCATCGACCCAGGCACAACCAATATCATTGACGTGTATCTAGTGACCAACTCATACTACACGGCCTACACAAACTATATTCAAGACACCACAGGCACAGTTCAAGAACCAGCGGTTCCTACCATTGACCAGCTGACCACAGCCTATGCTGGACTGCAAGACTACAAGATGATTTCTGACACACTGATACTAAACAGTGTGCAGTTCCAACCCCTGTTTGGTAAAAAAGCCTTGCCACAGTTGCAGGCCACACTCAAAGTGGTTCCAGCTGCCAATACCAGCGCCAGCAACAGTGAAATACAAAATCTTGTGGTACAGTATCTCAACAAATACTTTAGTCTAGACAACTGGGACTTTGGTCAAACATTCTACTTCTCAGAACTGTCGGGCTATCTGCATCAGCAGTTGTCTGGGGTAATCAGCAGTGTGGTTCTGGTACCTTTGAATCAAGATGTGTATTTTGGTAACCTGTATGAAATTCGTTGTGCACCTAATCAGATATTTGTCAATGGAGCCACAGTGGAAAATGTAGAAATAATTACAGCCCTGACCAGTACCAACATTAGAACTGCTCCTGGCAGTGGAGTGGTTTAATGGCCAGTCAAACTCCAAGATCAGTTGATTTCTTACCAGAAATTTTTCAAACCAGCATTAATCGGCAGGTTCTGAATGCCACCTTGGATCAATTGATCCAAGAACCGCAATTAAAACGCATACAGGGATTTGTTGGACGTCGAGTTGGGCCTGGAGTTCAGCCCAACGATTCCTACATTGCTGAACCCACAGCCACGCGAACCAACTATCAGTTGGAACCAGGCGTTATACAAACGGATCCAGCTAACACTCAAAAGGTTGTTGATGCCATAACCTACCCTGGCATCAATGATGCCTTGAGTCTACAAGGCGCCATCACCACCAACGCTGATCAACTGTATACCAGCGAATACTACACCTGGGATCCTTTTGTTGACTTTGACAAA